AGCTGGGCTTCAGTTCAAAACCAACGAAGCGGCGATCCATCTCAAGGCTGACGTAACCCTCGCTGCCGATGCCAGCAAAGGGACTGAGCACGAGATCGCCAGGGTTGCTCCATAGCTGCAGGCCGCGGCGGATCACCTCGAGTTGCAGCGGGCAGATGTGGCGTTCATCCTCATTGGCGCGTGCGCTGCGGTATTGCAGCGTGTCTGATGGATTGATGTCCATCCATACGGGGCTGGCGTAGCGCTGCCAGATGTTGATCGAGTCCTTGATCGGATCGCCGCTTTTGGCTGGCGGGTTTTCACCGGCAAACTCAGTGAACGGGCCAGCTACCGGCTCTGGGTTGTCGCCCAGCTTGCGCACGGTCACCAGGTAGTCAGGGATGCCCTGGCGGCTGAGCGCAGAGTCCTTACGCACTTGCTTGTGCAGCAAACCGATTGCTTTGGTGCGCTGCATTGCGGTGACGGGATCCTTCCAGATGCACACCTCGCTATGGAACACGAATCCAGCAGCCTGGAAGATGCGCAGCATGTCACCGCGGAAGTCTTTCACGCCGATGAAGCCATCGCGTTCTTTGCTGCTGGGCAGATTCATGCAATGGAAACTGATCAGCCGGCCGGGCATCATCACGCGGTGCAGCTCACTGGCAAGGAATGCGAAGTGATCGAAGAACTCCTGCTCGGTGCGGCTGTTGCCCATATCGCGGTCGCTGTTGGAGTAGGTGTAGAGCGACGCGAACGGCGGGCTGAAAATGCTGTAGTGGATCGAATCAGAGTCCAGCTGGCGGATGCTCTCCACGCAGTCGCCCATGTACAGATCCCAGTTGTCGCCAGTCTTGTGCTCAGTGATGTGTGGAGCGACTTGGCGCTGGATCTTCTTGAGTTGTTGCATTGTGGATTGCTTCATGATGGTGACCATTGATTCGGCCATGGCGATGCTGTCCGCTTCTTTGCGGCGGATGTTGTCGATCACGCGACCTTCTGCCACGTCGTAGATGATGTGAGCATTGACGGGTTGCTGTTGGCCGAAGCGCCAGCAGCGGCGGATGGCTTGATAGAACGCCTCGTAGCTGTGTGACAGACCAACGAAGGCGACGTTGTGGCAGCCCTGAAAGTTCAGACCAAAGCCAAAGATGCTGGGCTTGCTGACCAGCACGCGGATGTTGCCATCTTGGAAGTCGATGGCGGCTTGCTGCTTGTGATCATCTGAATCGGAACCACTGACCTCGACTGCGCCATGGATGGCAGCAGTGAGCGCCTTGGATTCATCATTCAGGTCACACCAGATCAACCACTGCTCGGTGCTGTTGTTGGCCAGGGTGGCTGCTGCTGCAACGCGCAGATCGAGCGATGCCTTGCGTACCTGCCGCTGATCGCTCAGCGTGCGGGCCTCCATGGCGAATAGTGCCATCTGGCCAGCGTCATCAGTTGCGGCATCACGTGGCGTCTCAACTGTGCAGTCATTGATCTGCAGCGCCGGCAGGATGAAGCTGCCATCGTCGTAGCCAAGATCTGACGGCTTGCGGATCGTGACCGCCCAGCTGCAGACCCACTCCCAGAACTTGGATTGCGCATGACCCTTGAGCCGCCACTTAGCGGTATCGCCGCCGTCATGCACAAAGAACATGGCCAGCATCTCGGTGCGGGTCATCACGCCGATGAACTCGGCATGGTTGCCGAGCTCCATGTGGTCGTTCGGTGCTGGTGTGGCTGAACAGGCCAGACGGAATGGCGTCTGCGCGAAGGACTCGATGATCTGATTTCGGATCTTGCCGGTGTATGCCTTGAGGATGCTGGACTCATCCAGCACCACGCCTTGGAAGCTGCCGGAGTCGAAGTGGCTCAGCTTCTCGTAGTTGGTGATCGTGATGCCGGGCTTGACCTCAGCTTGCGTGGCAGCGAACGCGCATGGGATGCCGAACTTGCTGCCTTCGCGCACGGTTTGATGTGCAACGGCAAGGGGTGCCAACACCAGCACGTTGCCTTTGGTGTGCCGGCAGACCTGTGATGCCCATTCGAGCTGCATGGCGGTTTTGCCCATGCCGCAGTCGGCCCAGATGCAGAACCTGCCAACACGGCAGGCCATGGTCACGATGTCCCGCTGAAAGGGGAACAGCGGCGCGGTGAAGGATGCCGGATCAAATCCTGCTGGTGGGCAGGCTGTGGACTTTGAAGCCAGGAAGTCGGAGTAGGTCATAGGCGGAGGATCGAGCTGGGTGTCCCAGCGCTCGGCACAGTAGCGCAGCCTGCCGCAACTGATAGTATTTGGCCGCAACTGCCCGCAAGTATGGACAACACCGCGTATCACGCGCATCCGGCCGTCTCAAAGTCTCATCTGGATCTCATCGCGCGATCACCGCTGCACTACTGGTCGCGCTACCTGGATCCGAACCGCATCACGCCGGAACCCTCTGCTGCCATGCGCCTTGGCACTGCGCTTCACACGCACGTGCTCGAGCTGAGCAGGTGGGATGAAGAGATCGCCGTGGCACCTGCGATGGATCGCCGCACCAAGGCCGGCAAGGAGTCTTATGCAGCGTTCGAGGCTGCTGCTGCTGGCAAGACCGTGATCACCGCCGACGATGCCGAGGTGGTGATGGCCATGGGCCGCAGCATCATGCGCCATCCCGGTGCAGCAATGCTGCTGGGCCTGCCGGGCAAGGCTGAGACCACGCACATGTGGACGGATGCCACCTATGGAGTGGAGTGCAAGTGCCGGCCGGATTGGTTGACCGATGACGGCAGCATCATGGTGGATCTCAAGACCACGCGCGACGCCAGCCCACGCGGCTTCATGCGCAGCATCGCTGATTACCGCTACCACGTGCAGGCAGCTTGGTATCTGAACGGGGTTGAGCAGGCCACCGGCAAGCGCCCGGATCAGTTCATCTTCATCTGCGTGGAATCAACCGCGCCCTACGCCGTGGCGGTTTATGCCGCTGATGAGGTGATGACTGATCGCGGCTACGAACAGGCCATGAAGGATCTAGGCAAGCTGGCCGTTTGCCGTGCTGCTGACATCTGGCCGAGCTACAGCGATGAGATCGAGACCATCAGCCTGCCGGGTTGGATGACGGGCGCCAGTGGCGCGCAGCAACAGATCACCGAGATCGAGACGTACTGATGACTGAATCCACAGCACTCACCACCACACAACCCGGAGGCTCAGTCTTCTCGGGCATCCAAGCATTCGAGGATGCGCAGCGGATCGCCAAGGCGCTCGCCAGCAGCACGTTGATCCCGCCGCAGTTCCAAGGGCAGCAGGGATTCGCCAACTGCCTCGTCGCGCTTGAGATTGCAGGCCGGATGGGCATCAGCCCATTCCTTGCCATGCAGCATCTGCACGTGATCCACGGGCGCCCATCGTGGAGCAGCAGCTTCATCATTGCGATGGTGAATGGCTGCGGCCGCTTCAGCCCGTTGCGATTTGAGATGAGCGGTGAAGGCGATGGCCTGGCCTGCTATGCGGTTGCCACCGATCTGGCCAGCAGCCAAGAGCTGAAAGGCCCAACGGTCACCATGGCGATGGCGAAGAAGGAAGGATGGGCCACCAAGAGCGGCAGCAAGTGGCAGACCATGCCGGAGCTGATGATCCGCTACCGCGCCGCGGCCTTCTGGGGCCGTTTGTATGCGAGTGACATGCTGCTCGGTATGCAGAGCCAGGAGGAGGTGTTGGACGTGCAGCCGGTAACGGTGAGCGCAGCACCGGCAACCACAAGCGTGGCCGATTTGAATGCCAAGCTGCAGCCCGAAACAGCAGCCGCTGCAACGGATGACGATGAGATCTTCTGACTACTTAACCGCAACCCAGTTATGCGAGCGGTGGGGTGTCAGTCGTGACACGCTGCTGCGCTGGCGCAAGACCGGTAAGGGGCCTGCGTACTTCCGCACGCCCGGTTTCGTGCTCTACCCCTTGGCCGAGGTGGAGCAATACGAACAGGCCAACACCATCAACCCCGGAGAGCAATGAGCTTCAAGCTGAACCTGGCGATCTTCAAGTCCACCAAGCCTGAGAGCAAGGTTGACTTCAGCGGCCGGATGAACATCAAGCCGGAGGAACTGGATGCGCTGTGCGCGTTCGTGCTGAGTCAGCCGGTCGATCAGTACGGCAGCGTGCAGGTGCCGGTGAGCGGATGGAAGAAGCAGAGCAGCAATGGCACCGCCTACGTCAGCGCCGTGGCGCAGCCGCCGCGTGACTGGGTGCCGCCTGTGACTGCACAGGCTGCCGCTCAGAGCTTGGCCAGTGCGACTGATGGCGTGGTGAGCGAGATCACTGAGGCGGATCTGTTCTAGGCCAGCCCATCAGCTCGCACTCAAGGCGAGCGATCTCGTTCACGGCCTGCTGCAGCAGCTGCTGCTGGTAGCAGGCTTGTTTCAGCAGAGCTGCAGCCATGGCGCCCGCATCCTTGCTTGCCAGCAGGGTGCGGGCTTGTTTTTCGATCTCGAACTGCTGCTCTGGCGATAACTCCACCGCCATCCACTGACCGAAGTTCATGGTGCCATAGTGGTGGGGTACAGGTTCAGGATACCTATGGAGTGCCCACGCTGCGGTAGCGGTGAGATCAGGGCGATTGCAACGAACGGCAAGCAGCCTGACAAGGTGACCCGCCAGCGGAGGTGCGTGGACTGCCGGCATGTCTGGTACACGGTCGAGCTGCCGGTGAGCTTGGTGGCGATTGGCTGGGCGCGCACACCCGGCAGCAATAAAAGCGTACCCGTTCTGCGGGTACCGGTGGAGCTGGCGGTCGGCAGCAACGCAGTGTGAAGAACTGTCACAACGGTTAGCAGGGTGACCCGTGGGCGGTGCATACTTAGGGGACCGGAGGCAAACGGTCCTCCACTCGGCAGCCCAGGGGCTGCGCTGAACATGGAAGCTCTGCTCTGCGAACTGTCTGAGTTAAACGATCAGGCTGATGCGCTGACAGAGGCCATGCAGTTTGACGAGTGGTGGGCAGTCAATGAGCGCCGCCGGGAAATCGCTCGCCTTCTGGACGAGATGTGAGCCCTCCGGGGCTCTCCCCTTTCTCCACTCCACCCATGCTCACCGCAACTCTGCTGGTGATCTGGAAGCTGATCCTGCCGCTGCTGTTCGTAGTGGCAGTGATCGACTGGCTGACCGCATCAGAATCCCGCCGCGTTCGCGTCCTGCGTCGCACGGGTCTCAGCCAGCGACAGATTGCCGCCCGCCTTCACATCACACGTCATCGCGTGCAACGCGCGCTCGCATCATGATCAACCGCATCAACAACGCCATCTGCCTGCTGATCGCCGCGGCCGTGTTCGCCATGATCGGCATCGAATCCGGCGCACATCACACACCCACCCACTCCGGCACGCAGCAGCTGGTGGAGGTGCGGAAGTGACTGAACGCCGCTTCTACTTCCAGATCCGCAGCGCCAATGTGATCGAGTCGATCACGGCGCACACGTTCACCGAAGCTGTCGCCATTGCCGCCGAGTCTTGGCTGCCGTGGTGGTCAGAACTGGAATGGCTAAACCCTGAAACCGTCACCGATCCGAACTGCCATGTCTGAAATCGTCGGCGCCATGCTGCCTTGGCAATGGGCAGAGGAACCCACCACCAGCAAACACGGCGACGGCATCAGCCGACCACGGCCAAAGGTCCGCACCCGTGAATACAGGCTGATCGTCTACCCACAAGGTGCTCGCCCAATGACCTGGATCACCCGCGCCGAGACCAAGCGCGCCGCCATCAAGTATGCCGAGGCACGCTGGCCGGGTGCTGTGGTGGAGGTGGTGTGATGACTGACCACAAAGCAACGCCCGAGCTGTGGCACGAGCTGGAAAGGCACAGTTACAGCAGCCAGCCATGGGCGCCTTGCATCCTCGAACTCCGCGCCAAGGTCGAGGGGCTGGAGGATGCTGCTCAGAAGCACATCATCGAAACCAGCGCCAACATCTTGGCTTTGGCAAGCCGGGTCGAGGCGCTGGAGGCTGTCCAGCGCCCAGCATCAAAGGTCTACGAGATCAGCAAGCCGCTGAAGTTGACGTCTGAGCAGGCGCAACATGCCAGGGATCTGCTCGCGCCCAACACCAAGCCAACTCCTAATTCCTCCCAAATTGGGAGGTCGCTGGTGGAGCGGGTAGGCGCTGCAATCTTTGAGCAGTTTGAAAACAACGCTGGGAACGAAGGGGAAGCCCGCGCCGCGATCCGCGAGGTGGCGGCGTGGATGCGAGAGCAGCATGGCGGCGACCTGATTGCGGCGACCGTGCTTGAGCGGGAGGCCAAGCGATGACACGCCTACTTTCACCACCCGCCGAAATCATCCGCCAATGGGAAGCCGAATGGGACACCAACGGTGCCGCCCATTGCGACAGCGCCCTCTACATCGCCGCCAAGGCTGCAACATGGGGCGCCAAGGCTGCCATTGAGTGCGCCCTCAGGGACACTGCTTCATGCCACTGGCGCGTTGCCGATGGGGTCGAAGATGGCACCCAACTGGTGCGCGTCGGTGACTTAATGGCGTGGGCTGCTGCTATCGGTAAACGCTATGAGGTTGAAGAATGACTGACTTACCTCTTGCCGCTGATGCGGTATTAGATACCTACATGCTGCATTGTGGCTGGCTGGACGGCCCTTTGGATCGTGATTACCGCTGCGTTGCCGCCGTCCTCAAAGCACTAGCGGATCAGGTGGTGCCGCACCAGTCCGAGCCGCCCTGTGGTGAAGATGAGCCGTGGCCGCCTAGTTATCAACTGATGATTGATGCCAGATGGGAGCAACGCCAACAAACCCGCTTCGAAATCCTCGCTATTGCTGACGAGTTAGAGAAAGGAGATGGCTAACTACATTGAGGCTCGATTAGCACAATTTCGGGCGGACGCTGAAAAGCAAATTCAATCTCATGCCAATCGCCGTTTATCAATGACTGACCAACGGCACCCCATCACCCCACCGCCGGAGCTGGTGCAGCAGTGGGAAGCAGACGCCACGATCAGCCGAGAAGCTGCGTCTTCGTGGACTGCGGCTTTTGCCACCCGCGCCGCCCAATGGGGCGCCGACCAGGAGCTGGAGGCGTGCTGTGAGTGGCTGGAGGACTGGGTGGGCAATGACAGTTATGCAATCCCGATGCGGGCCGCCAGACGCCCCAAGCCGCCGAGCTTGAAGGAGCAAGCGCTTGAAGCTTTAGACCGCATGGATCAGTTCCCGAATCTTGAAGACCACCAAATTGTCCGCCGCGCACTGGAGCAACTCGATGACTGACCACATTCGCGCCAAACTGGAGGCGCTGATCAGCGACTCGGGCATGTTCCACGCTGGTCAGCACGACGAACGGCTGCGGCTGTGCCGGCTGATTGACATCCGACTGGATGATCTCAGCAAGCTGGCCAGCCACCCGCACATCTCCGCACGCCGCGAAGAGCTGCTGAACATCCTGCAAGCCTTGATGACCCGATGAAATCCTTTCAACTCGACCAGCAACGCGCCGACATGATGGAGGCCCTCTACGAGCGCAGCGGCCGCACCTGTAGCACCTACACCGGCCTGTGGGAGCAGTTCTGCCACGACATCGCCGCCAACTTCCGCGACACGGACTATCCCGAGATGCTCGCCCGTGTGGTGCGCGCTATGGATGCCACCGAGTCGGTGTTCAGCCAGAAGCAGGCGCAACAGGCGATCGAGGTGTGCCGCCAGCAGCTTCTGGGGGATAAGTGGCGATGAAGGCCGACACATTTACGGCGCCTGGCCTTCTGGTGGTGCGCCAATGGGATCGATGGAATGGCGCCTTGTTTATCGCATGGAAACCAAGCGTGAGCATGGTCTTCCGTGAGCGCAAAGCGCTGCTCAAGTTCGTGGCTTGGCCGGTCAAGACACCGACCGGCGATCGGTTCCGCGAATGGCTTAATAGCTTTGAGCAGCAAACACCAGAACCAGCCGCTGCTATGAAGTCGCCTGAACTGACACCTGAGCTGCTTGCCACTGGTTTTGGCCCTGAATGCCACCTCGATGAATCCGATCCCAACTATCAAACCCGCACGGTGATTTGATGACTGATCAGATCAACCCGGATCACTACCGCTACGGCCCGGCCGAAGCGATCGACGTGATCGAGGCTGCCATCGCCCGCGCACCTGATCCGGTGCTCGGCAACTGCCAGGGGCATGTCCTCCGCTACATCCTGAGGATGTGGGACAAGGGCGATCCTGCCGTGAACGCTGCGAAGGCGAGGTGGTATCTGAACCGCCTGCTCGGCAAACTGGAGGGATGATGCGCTACCTCCCCGGTCTCAGCCTCCTCGAGCGCCTTGCGCTGTGGCTGCTGGTGCGCAGTCCCCGCACCAGCCTAGTGGTGGTGAAGGAGCTGCACTGGCCGACCGTGTTCACGGCCGCCAACCCAGCTGATCCTGTGGCGGCACACGTCACCGGCGGCCAGCAGGAGCCAGCCTCAATGCTGCTGGAGCGGCTCTACCACCAGCCCAGTTACGGCGAGGAAGAATGATCAGCCTGCACGCCGGCCGTCTGCTGCTGGTGTGCAGCCGCTCCGATCGAAACTGGCACGCGCGCATCGTGCTGGGTCCAAAGCCCGAGCTGCAGATCGAGGCCGATACTGGCACGGTGCATCTGCAGGCGGCGCTGCTGCGGGCGCAGTCGATCTACCGGGCAGCGGTCACCAACCTGCGGCCAGCTGATGCGGTGCCAATGTGTTGGGATTGTCGCTTCTGGGAGATGAACCACCAGCGCTGCGGGTTTGAGTTGCCAGAATCGAAAAGAAGCGGCGGCCGTTTCGCGGCCAGGTGTGATCTCTATGTTCGGACCTGAGGTGATCAGCCGCACCGAGCGCGATGGCGGCAGCATCGAAACGCTGATGCCGATCAACGGCGAGATCTACTACCGCAGCTGCGTTGGTGGGGTCTGCCGCTACAGCTCTGATCTGTGGCAGGCCGAGCTGTACTTGGACCACCTGCTAGTCCGCTGATGCTCC